AAAGATTGCAGGAGGGGATATAAAGATCGGGTATCCCCCGTGTGACCCCCTCGGCCTTGAGCCGTGTCGCCACGCTAATCGATCTCTTCTCACCATTGGGGATCGCAAAAATCAAAGTGTGCGGATATTTGGCCCGAAACCAATTCACAAAACCCACCTGTTCAGAATGCTCAGAGTGCTTAAAACGGTATGTCTTCGACACCCCAATCAGCGTATGGCCCTTCTTGCTTTTCAATTTTTCTCTCCACTTTTGTATAGTCAAACTGCACAACCTCAAAATATTTCGGGTTGTGTGTCGAGGGTTTTATTTTAATGCGGCTGGGCCAGTTCCAAAAATGACATTCATCCATCGCCTCGTCGGTTGTATCAGCGCCAGAGGCCAGCAGTGACCGCCGCGCCTGATATCTGCTGGCCGCATAGCCACCATGATCTGGGCAGAGCCATTCGTTTACAGATCGCAGCCCAGCGTAGTACGTGACCTTAACCGAATCAGGCTTCCCCGCTTTGCGGTGCCGATGATAAAGAACACTGTCCACATCCACCCATTCGGCCTGAACTTGACTGGAAAGCATGGCCCCGCTGTAGCTGTTTGAATTGTGGTTCAAAGTGGGTGGCGGGAACTCATGGCCGCAGACGTGGCATTGCAGTGCCGCCGCAAAGCACATGGTCTGGCAAGCCTCGCACATTTTCACGGGTGCCGTACCCTCGCCTGCCCCCGCGCTTTTATCCTTGGGCTTTACCCTATCTATAAATCCGTGCCGCTCAACATTTGCACCGAAATCAAGCACCAAGCAATCAGTCTTGCCTTCGGCAATTCTAGTGCCACGCCCAACCATCTGGACATACAGCCCCGTAGACGCTGTGGCCCTGACCAGCGCAACAACATCGACGGCAGGGTGATCAAATCCAGTGGTTAAGACGTTCACATTTATCAAACATTTAAGCTCACCGCTCTTAAAGTCTGCAATCGTTTGCTCCCGCACGGCGCTGCTGTCACTACCTGTCACCACACCGACATCAATGTCGTGGGCCTCAAATTCATCTTTCAGCATGTAGGCATGATTGACGCCAGAGCTAAACACCAGCCAGCTTTTGCGATCCGCGCTCAGTTCCACAATCTCAGCAACCGTCTTCCGCACCAGTTCGGGATCGGACGCAGCCGTGGCAAGGTCGCTCTCAATAAACTCACCGCCCCGCTTCTTTACGTTGGTCAGATCAATCTGGTTCAAACCACCTTTGCTAATGACAGGCGACAGGTAGCCCTGCTCCATCAGCATCGACACAGGAATGTCATAGGCTATGCCATCGAACAGAGCGCCTGCACCTTTGTGGAGATAGCCACTGTCCAATCTGTAGGGCGTAGCTGTCAGCCCCACCACTTTGATGTCAGGGTTGCAAACTTTCAAATCAGCAATAAAGCGATTGTATCGCGTCTCAGTATTTTTGGGCAGCATATGCGCTTCATCGATCAAGATCAGGTCTGGCGCAGGGATGATGTCATAGGCGCGTTCCCAGACCGACTGAATGCCTGCAAAGGTGATCGGCCTGTCTAAGACCTTCTGCTTTAGCCCCGCACTGTAAACCCCGTAATCAGCCTCTGGGTACATTTTCAGCAGGCCATTGGCCCCCTGCTCCAGCAACTCTTTTACATGCGTCACAATCATCACACGGGTGCCAGCAAATGACATGGCGTCCCTTACGATTTGAGCTATGATAGCCGTCTTGCCCGACCCCGTTGGGGCCACGATCAATGGATTATCGCCCGACTTGCCTGCCCAATAATTGTACAAGCCATCGACAGCTTCTTTTTGGTAATCGCGTAATTCAAAGGTCATGGGATAGAACTCTTTCTTCACGTTGACTTTTCTTCATCAAACAAATCACCCAAGGCCGCTGTGCGAAACAGCGCGGGTTCGTGGGCTAATCTTTTCATTTGTTTCGTTTCAAAAAACCCAATGTATTGCGGATTGTTTATCATAAACAGGCGTGTAAACAGGGCAATGAAGTCATTAGATATTTTGTAATCATCCCCTTTTGTCACGATAGAGCTTTCCCATCGTACCCTGTTAGCAATTAGCCACCCGCTTAGTCTTAAATGCCCCCTGTAAATGGCTTGAAGAGTGTATCGCTCAAACAACCTGTAAAACTCAGGGTTTAAATTGTGCCATCTTAACCACTTTTTCCCCAAACGGCTTTTGCTTAACATTTTAAAAAATTCATCCTCGGTCATTGTTTTTCTCCAGTCGCAATTTTCCCCAAAAAATCATCAGCATCCTTCTGCGCTTCCAATATTTTCTCTTGGGTCATAATCGGCACACCTATTTCGTCAGCATTCAAATCGGCTGAGATGTTATCTGCAACATTATTGGACACACGATCTTTTATTTTATGCCATTCCAAATTTAACCCAAACATTCCAAGCAGCACTGTAAATATACAGGCCATTTCTTCCTGCTCAATTTCGTCTGGCAAAGTTAAATACAGAGCATTCACGATATCCATCATTTCACTTGGCGTCTTCACTAAACTTCTCCCTCAATTCCTCGCTGTTGTCTTGATTGCGGATGACGCCATGTGGGGTCTGATACTCCACGAAATCATCTCCAGCGTCTATGATTTCCCAATCGTCAGGAACCATAAACGGATTAAACAGGTGGCCCCCTGCGCCTTCTTTGCGGCTCCAAGTGCCGTCTTTTTCTGGAGTGCTGTGGGCGTCTGTCCGATCATTAACCTCTGGCAATTCACCACCGTGGCAAATCGGAATATAATTGCAAAATCTACAGGCAAACTTGGACGGGTCATGGCTGATTTTGCTGGGTGGCTTTTCATCAAAGATGATATTGCTGGCCTTGCTGATTAGCATCTCACCTTCTGCCCGATCCCGCTTGATCCGCTCAGAATAAATCTCATCTGTGTTTTTGTTCACGGCAAAAAAATAGCAACGATCAATGTCAGCCAGATGCATTCCAACCTGACACTGCGCCCAGTATTGAGGTTTGCTGATCCTGACGCCTTTCATCTTTGTTTGGGCAAACGACTTGTCGTTCATCGTTTTAAATTCCAAAGTATGCGGCTCTTTGCTCTCTGGAAATCCAATGCCAATACCGTCCAACGACAGAGCAAAGTGACCCCCGCAGGCCGTGTAATTAATCTGTCGGCCCGTTTCTGGATCGACCTCCCACACCTCTACCCCAATCGCTCTCAAGTTTGCCACGATCCGTTCTTCCTCGCGGTCACCCGTTTCAAACAGGCGCAGCATACGCCCCTCAAAGCTCTGTGAGCTTGCGTGTCGAAACTGATACCACAATGCCCTAAAACACGGGTTGCCTATCTGTGAGCCGCCCAGATGCGCCCTGTGGCCGTTATCGCGGCTGGCCTCGTAGTGTTCGTAAATTTTCTGCACTGTGGGCGATGGATTGTATTTTTCAAGGTTCATCTCGACAGTTCCTTCTCCATCACGTTAACTGTATCCTCAATGCTGATAAATTTATCTGGTGTTTCGTCATCAGTCATCTCATGCATTGCCCCAGTAAACTCAAACAAAGAGTTTCTATGCAGACCAGCCAATCCAACTTTAACTTGATAATCGTTCCAGATAAATTCACGCAGCCCACGAAAGTGCGTCTTGATAAATGTGCCGTTTTTGCGTTTGTGGCCGCGCACAATGTGAAATATTTTCTTTGTGTTTCCGTTTTCGTTAACCACTTTCTTGCGGTCAGCAAAGAAATATGGTGTGCGAAGCATGTCGATGGAAAAAGACACAGAGTGTTTTTTCTTGCTTACACGAACTGTAATGCCATTTTCTTGCATCATTGCGCCTGATACTGCCAACCAAAACAATTCAGTAATAAATTCTTCTGGTGTTATCTTGTGATAGCTCGACATATCCAACAAATACTTCGGCCAATCCCACTGCATTCTGACGTAGCCGTGGCTGTTTTTTATTTTATAATGCTTTGGCTTGCATATTTTTAGTGGGGTCACGATGCCCTTATCTGAGACACTCAGGTATGCGTAGTCCATCGCAGCGTTTTTGTTTTTGTCCATAAAAATCAGACCGATCTGAAATATCTGCTGATTACTACCCTGCACGTTAAAGGGTCGTTTTTGTTTCGAAAAAAACATAAAACATAACTGAGCAACGATATCATCGTCAGATCGATCATTTACCATCATTTGTTTCGTTTCATCGTCCATTGCGAATGAACCAAATCTGTTCGGCAGATGGAAACATCCAAATGATGGTAGTTTTTTAAAATTAGCAGTGCGCTCTGCGCTAAAAATTGCGTCTTTGGACATCACAGAACAGCCAATACGGCTAAACATTTTATAATGTTCTGGGTCAGTTTTTTTAAAAAGTGGTAGACAATCAAATGCACTGTCTAATCCGTCGAGCAAATCACCCAAGTAATAGTGCGCCCCATAATGATCGGCGCTGCGCCGTTTGCTTTTTTTGCGCTTCTTAATTACCTTCTCAACAGGCTTGCGAAATAAAGACCTCAACCATTCCAGTAATTTTTTCATTTTCCCTCTCCTCTCTATTTGTAAAATGGGGCAGCAAAAGCCGCCCCATCGCAAAATAGATTACCGCTTCCAAGGTGGCGCTGCCGCCGCCTGTGGAGCCGCCGCAGGGGCCGCTGTGGCAGCGCCGTTAGTTTTGGCACCTGAGTACCCCTTAATCTCATTGCTGGCGCTGTACGGGCCTTCTGCGGCCTTAACTGCCAGCTTCACCACCAGAGGCTTGTCGTGCAGTTCGCTGCTGTCTTGGGGCGTCATAACGCCTGTGGCGTGGCAGATGGCCGACAGAGTGCGCTGTGCTATGTCAACTGCAATCTGATTGGGGTTGTTGAGGTTCAACCGATCTATCAATTTGCGGCCAGCATATTGGCCCTCAACAATCTCCAGACCAAGCTGCAGATAGCTGCCAGTCATCGCCTTAGTCGGCTTTTCCTCGCTCTCGACAATTACTGCCGAATAGTTTCCCGCTGGAAGCGGTTCGTATGTTGCGGCTGGTTCAATAGCCGCTGCGTTAAATCCGTTAAGTTCCATGTGAGTTTTCCTTTTACTCTGCTACAAAATCTGCAAATGGGTTGCGGTCAAACGTGAATGCCAGAGGCTCAGACACGTTAAACCGATTTTTCGTGACGCTCGACGCCTGTGGGTGGCAGATGATCTCTCGCTCCCCCGTCGAAATCGCACGTTTCTTGTCGCCATCACCGCCACGAACAAATGTCTTCAGTCGTATCATGCCCACCATATCGACATTGTCAGTGTAGTGAGGGATCGACTTCTTGTGCATACGCACGGTGTATCGTGCGTAGCTTTCTTGATCTGGAAGGTCGAGCATCTCAGTATCGGCGTGACCGATGAAGACTATGTTGAGACCTTTTTCGTAGGCTAGTGATCCCGCCCATTCTCTGATCTGGCGATGCTTTTCAGCGGCTGCACTGTAGCCAGCGCCGTAACCGCCTCCAGCTTGATTGATGCTTTTTGCCTTTGGATCAGCAGCCACAATCTCAGCCTCGACCATCGTCGCTAACTGAGTGATCGAATCAATCACCAGCGTCTTGTGGTCGTGCTTCTGTGTGGCAAGCGCCTCAATAGCGTCCAGCACGTCCTGCGTGGACGTTGCCAGTGGAAACAGGCTGACGTTGTCATTGCCTGCCAGACTGGCTGTGCCGTCCTCTGTCCTGATGAAAACAGGGCTGGGAAACATAGCCGCCAGCGTAGTTTTACCCATTCCACCTTCGCCAAAGAGGGTGCAGATGATAGGCCGCTGGCCGCTTGGCTTCGATAGTGTTTTTAGGTCAATCGCCATTACTCAATTCTCCATGCTCTAAAGCTGCCATCGTCCTGCTGTTGGCAACGCACAAGTAGCCCCATGCGCTTGGCTGTGTTGCGGATGGATGTGGCCTGCGACTGTTCATCAACCAAAACGCTATCGCCAACGTCCATTTTACCCAGCAAATCTTTCCACTTGCCCGATCTATCCCGCGAGGGTGCCGTCATTGGCACCCCCTTCTCAATCTTAAATCCCATCACCAATCTCCCTTAAATACGAGGGCAAATACCTCGTCCAAAATTTCATCCATGCTTCTCATTCTGCAAACTCCAAGTCTGGGTGGTCGCGCCACCAATTTAATTTACGCTCTAACCTGATCTGGTTCGGGCTTTTACTTTGGCCGTCCATCACAGTGACAGAGGCCAAAGCAGCAATTAGCATCTCAAGCTCGACATCAGTGAGGCGCATTAAAGCACCTCAACCTTGACGCCGATTTTGCCAGCTTTTGTTTCAAAGGCAGGCGCAATCTTGGCCCACAACTTTGGCTCATTAGCCAACAGGTAACGACAGCCAGCGGCATCTGCGCTGATTGTGTGTTTCACTGGCTGCAAATGTGCGGGTATTTTTTTAGAAACTTTATCCCAAACGATGGCGTCAACTTTACGAGACACGGGCTGTGTCAGCGTAATCTTATGGCCTTCAGTTTTGTGGGATATGGAGCCTTCATCTTTGGCTTCTAGTGCAGCGTTAAGCTGCTCCTCAATCGCGTGGCGCTTTGCGGTAAGCGACTTTTCTTGAGCTTTGATATCCAGCCAATCGGCGGCAAGAATATCGACATTGATATTGTCCATTTCGTTCTCCATTTTTCACATTCACTTTTTCTACACGCCGATCTTTACTAAATCGTTTTGAGCATGTAAAGCTCTTTTTTGAAATAATGCAAAATTGGAGACCACAATGGACAATATGATACCTCTTGAGACGATACGGGACGCCCTGCAAGATCGACGGCTAACCGTTGTCGCACAGAAATCTGGGCTGTCGCACCCCACCGTGAAGGCCGTGGCGACAGGCAACGAACGAATCAGTTTGAACACTTGGAGGAAATTAAGCGATTATCTCACCGTCTATAAATAAGAAGGTCAAAAAAAATGACAATAAAAGTGGAAGAGTATTGCGAAAAGATGGGTTTTTTCTTGGTCACAATCCCAGCAGGGACTAAAGGCCCGACCCGCTTTGGCTGGCAGAAGCCAGAGCAGGCACTGTCTGACCCAGAAAAGGCGCGTCTGTATTACGAGCAGAACCCCACCCATAATGTGGGATTGCTGCATGGGGCCAGCGGAACCTGTGCAGTAGACATCGATCATGTCGAGCATACCAAGCTCATCTTTGAAGAACTGGGGATCGATTTCTCAGAGCTTATGCAGTCGGCACCCCAGATTATTGGGCGCGAAAATCGAGGCAAGCTGATCTTCAAGGCACCGCCCGATTTAATCACCCATAAAATTAGTTGGCCCGTCGAGGGCGATCCCCGCAAGACCGAAGTGGTCTTTGAGCTTCGCGCTGGGGCCGTGCAAGATGTCCTGCCGCCATCAATTCACCCAGATACGGGCCGTCCCTACGAGTGGGCTGGTCGTTCGATCTTTGATGGCCTGCCAGAGCTACCGCCGCAGCTTCTGACAATTTGGAGAGAGTGGGATAAGTTTCGGCCACAGATGGTGGCGATCTGCCCTTGGCGGCGTGAGCCAGAATTTCAGCCACCGCGCAGGCCACGGCCAAAGGGTGACGGCACCAGCGTGATCGACGCCTTCAACGAGGCCCACGATATGCACAGTCTGCTAAAACAGTACGGCTACAAGCAGACCGCAAAGGATCGATACCTGTCGCCCAACAGCACCTCCAAGCTGGCAGGCGTCAAAGTATTTGATGATGGTCGAGCCTTCAGCCACCATGCCAGTGACCCTTTCGACAGCGCCCACAGCTTCGATTGCTTTGAGCTATGGTGCCAGTACGAACACATGGGCAACGTCACCAAGGCGGTCAAGGACGCCGCTGCGTTCCTCAACGTCAGCAACAATCCAGATTACGAATACGATCAGGAGGCGATCAAGCATGGCGCAAAGGTTGCGGCATCAATTATGTCCAAGCCAGCAGCCAAGGCCGAGCCGCTGGGAAATATCCCAGATCACCTGTTGTCAGTACCCGGCGTTCTGCAAGACGTGGTCAACTATTATTCGATCACCGCCATCAAGCCGCAGCCGCAGTTTGCTGTTCAAGCGGCCATCGCCTTTGGCTCCACAGTAATGGGCAGGCGCTGGGTGACAAACCAGCGGAACTTCTCCAGCCTGTATCTTTTGAATATCGGTGAGACAGGCAGCGGCAAAGAACACAGCAAGACCGTTCTGGAGCGGCTGCTGGAAGAGGCTGGTTTGGAAGACCTGATCGGGCCAGCAGGCTACACCTCTGGGGCAGGGGTGATGTCCACCCTGACCAAGAAACCAGTTCACGTCAGCGTGATCGATGAGATGGGCCGTATGCTCAAATCAGCAGCGGCCACTGGTATGCAACACAAGGCTGACGCCCTGACTTCCATCATGGAAGCCTTCGGGCGCACAGACGGCGTTATGCGTCAACAAGGCTACGCCACAAACACAATGAAGGCCAGCGAGGCCGAAAAGCTGGAGAAGGTGGTCAGGCGTCCATCCCTGACGCTGGTGGGGATGTCCACGCCGTCAGAATTTATGAAGGCAATCGGTGGGGGCGATGTGGCGTCTGGTCTGTTAAACCGCTTCCTGATCGTGAAAACCGATATCGGCGTTCAGCTATCGCAGGAAATCACAACGTCCACAATTTCAGAACGGCTGAAATCTTGGGCCAGCGATCACGCTTACGCTGTTAACGGGACACTAGACCCCGGCTCCACGCACGATGTGCCGCCCTCACCAATGGAGGTGGCATTCACCCCAGAGGCCAAGGCGATCCTACGGCGCTACGAGGAGCGGCTGGTGGATGCCATTAGGGCAGAGGCAGGCACTGGGCTGGAGGCCATGTACAATCGATCCAGAGAGATCGCCATGCGGCTGTCGCTGATCATTGCCAGATCAATGGGACAGGAAAGTATCGGGCTGGACGCAATGCAGTGGAGTATCGATTACGTCGAGCATTACGCTACTGAGACCATCAAGATGTTCAAAGCCAACATGGCTGATGGCCCCTTCGACGCCTGCTGCAAGGCGGTGTTCACCAAGATCGAAACGGCGGGGCTGGGGGGCATCACGGAGAGCCAGATCACGCGCAGCGTGGGGGCATTCGCAAATATGGACAGACGCAAACGTGGAGATGTTCTGGACGCTTTGGCAAACGATAGGGGCATAGAGTGCCGCAATCTGAACGAAGGGAAGCGGGGCCGTCCGACGATGGCTTGGTTCGCTCCAAGCATTCAATGATTAACTGCATGATTTATTGCATAATTAAACATTGGGGTATTTGTCAATGATTTCAACGTGTTATGTATTTTGTGTATTTTCTGCATTTATTGCAGCACCTTGGGGGGCGTTTATACTCCTCACCCTCCACCCCCCTCATACATGGGTTGGGGGTAGGGGGTGGGGGCAGTAATACACTATATATATATATAATAATAATAATAATAATATTATATATATAAACAAGGTACTTAGGGCGGTTCGATTTATTGCTTTTACTGCTCTGCAATAAATAAGCAGAAAATAAACTAAATAAATTAACGATGGCCCTTGATGTATCTGTAAAAGTATCTACCTGTAGTGTGTAAGAGAGAGGGAGAAAAAAATGACACGCAATCAAATCGTCAAAGCAGTAGGTAACCCACACCTCAATCTATATGCTTCAGACGGTTACTTTTATTTCGTCTTCGATAATGGAGACATCAATGATTACGATGATCACAGCGTCTATGTGTATCGGCTAAAACATTTGTCTCTAAGCCAGTGGATCAATGAGGCCCAAACATTTTTGAAAGGTATCGGACAATGAGTGGCGCAACCGCAGCAGAGTTTAAAAAGTGGGAAGACCACGCCAAGAGCGTGGACTACCACGCCCTCGTCTTTATCATCGATGATTGCCGCAATGCGCGGGAAGCCATGAAAGGCTGGAACCCCGAAAAAGAAAACTATTATGCCGATCAGGGCATGACATATTCAGACGAACTCAGGAGGAGGATTAAATGAACCAAGACGATCTCGACACGCTAACAGAGGTGCGCCAAGAAATTCGGCGCATCAATCAAGCCGCAATGCGAACCATATTCAATCCAGCAGCGACAGAAGCACTGGAGCAATTAATACAGAAAGGAACCAATCAAATAAATCTTGCAGACAGTGCAAAATCTTCTTGAACATATCCAAGTAATCGCTATCTGTAAGCCATCATCTAAATATCAATCAGGAGAGAAAACAATGGAACTTCAAAAAATTCATGGGTTAATCACAAATATCACCCAACACTACAGCGCATTTGCTGTAGACGCCGAAGGTCAAAACACCTTCATCACCAACAATCTCGCACGTTTCCTACAACTATCCGTGGGAGATCAAGTGCTAATGGATGTGGTGCCAAATCACCCAGACAAGGCGCAAACAATACCATACCGCGCAGTCGGTTGCGTAAAGCTGAAGGAAAGCCTGCCAGAAGACGAACCAGAACCAGACAATGGTGTGCTGGAGCAGCTTTTGAAAGAGTGGACAGAGCTAAAGCAATCGCCAAAAGAAATAAAGAAAACCGTCACAAAAATATTAAGTGACGCCGACACATATCTCATAACGTCAGAAGTTGTCGCCGCATACCGCGAAGAGCAGCCAGACCAAGCAGACGTTAGCGATAAAGACATCAACAATGCCTGCTACCGCCTATTCAAGCAGTCAAAAATAGCAAGGGCCGAGGTGTGGTCTAAGCCAGACCAATCCAAGTGCAGCTTCAATCTGTGGGCATTCGATGCGTCAAGGTTTACCCTATGAGCCTAGAGCGCATCGAAGAGTTGGGTCAAATTCTGTCAAAACTTGACCTGACAATCCAGCATATGCTGTCATGCAAAATAACGCCAGATGACTTTCCAGACCTCAATGATGCACTCACAATGCTGGAAGAGGCCAGAGGAATGTTGAGAAAGGCATATCAAAACGTCAGGACAGACTATGACGCCCAGTGACCTCGAAAAAATATTTCAGCAAATGCCGCACAAAATAACCAACGTGGATATCATCGCGCTGATCGCAACCATCATCGATGGATATGATCTGCAAGACGATTTCACAAGAGTAATGGAGGGCGTGGCAGAGGCGCTGCTAACCATGCACGATGAGCCATGCGACTGCGAGATGTGCGTAGCAAGACGGGAGGGAATGCATTGACCAGACAGGCAATCAAACGAGAGCAGTTCAAAGTGAACCACCTGACATTTGAACTGACCGACACGACCTACGCAGTAATCGCTGGGGAGGCCGTACACGCAAAGGATCGACGCCCACTGTTCACGGGCGTCATCACCAAGGGAACCGCAACAGAGCTACGCAGATTGGCTCACCAGTTTGATGAACGGGAGGATAAATTATGATCGTTAAATCTTGGCAGTTTAGGGGCTACGAGTGGAGCCAAGACATGCCAGAATGGCTGAAGCCAGAATGCTCCAAACGTGCGGGAAGCCCACACCTGTGGATACACACGCAGGCAGGGGAAGAAGCCGCAGGATCAGGGCAGTGGATCGCAATCAATATGCGAGGCCACGTCAGCATACACAACACAAAACCAGATGGCTGGATGAAAGAAATCATCGCAGGCGTTGCATTCACAGTCATTGTCGCAATTGTCGCCATCGTAATGCTCTCCCTTTAATCAATGGCAATTAATGGGAGTTGACATCAAGCCCCGCTTCGGCGGGGTTTTTTACCACAAGAACGACAACCCTTTTTTTTAATTTAATTTTGTATTATATGAAAATAACAGGAGGGCCGTATCATGGCGAAAAAAACAACCAAGAAACAACCAGCCAAAAAATCTGTCGGTAGGCCAAAGTTTGAAATCACAGAAGAAGTGATGTCAGAGGTCAAAACACTTGCGGGGCAGGGATTGACTGTCGAACAAATCGCTTCCTGCTTGGGTATTTCACCCGCCACCTTCTACAACAGGCAGGCCGAAAACTTAGAGTTTATGGAGACTATAAAAAAAGGCAAGGCAATTGCCCTCTCAAAAGTTACCAATGCCCTGTTTGAAAATGCCACCGTCGAGCGGGATAATGTCGCCATCATTTACTACCTAAACAACAGGGACAAAGAAAACTGGTCGAACAAGCATGAGGTCGCAACCACCGTCGAACATAAAAATGTCATAGATTTAACAAGGATGAGCGATGACCAACTCAGCGCAATTGCAGCAGCTTTTAAACAAGCTGACACTGGAGCAAGTTCAAGCGGAGCGTTACCGCAGATCATTGAGGGAGTTTACGAAAGCCGCATGGCCGACGATTGAACCGGGCGTCGATTTCAAAAACAACTGGCACATCGATGCCATCAGTGATCACCTCCAATCCGTGGCCGAAGGCGACATCAAGCGCCTAATCATCAACGTGCCGCCCCGACACATGAAGTCCATTAGCGTGGCCGTGGCGCTGCCTGCGTGGACTTGGGCCACACAACCCCACAAGAAGTTCCTCTATGCGTCCTACGCCTCCTCCCTGTCGATCAGGGATAGCGTGAAGTGCCGCAGGCTGATCGATAGCCCGTGGTACAAGGCGCACTTCGGTGACAAATTTAAACTGACCGACGATCAAAACCAGAAGCAGCGGTTTGAAAATGATCAAACAGGCTATAGAATCGCGACCAGTGTCGGTGGTGCTTTGACCGGGGATGGGGGAGACATTATCGCAATTGACGATCCCCACAATTCGATAGAAGCAGACAGCAGCAAAGTCAGGGAGGGTGTGCTGGAGTGGTGGGATCAGGCCATGCAGACGCGCCTTAACGATCCAAAGACGGGCGCGTTTGTCATCATCATGCAAAGATTGCACGAACAAGACCTCACGGGCCATATACTCGCCAATGAGCTAGGCAACGAATGGGATCACCTATGCCTGCCTGCCAGATATGAAATCGGCCACCCAACGCCCAACAGATCAAGCCTTGGCTTCACAGACCCCCGCACAGAAGAGGGGGAGCTTCTCTGGCCTGATAGGGTGGACGAAAAGACCCTGACCACCCTAGAGCGCAGCCTTGGCTCCTACGCAGCCGCAGGGCAGCTACAGCAGCGGCCAAGCCCCAAGGGCGGTGGTATCCTCAAGTCAAGCTGGTGGGTGCCGTGGGAAAAGGAAGACCTCCCCGAAAATATCGAATATGTAATTCAATCTTGGGACACAGCTTTTGAAACAAAGGAAAGCTCCAGCTTTAGCGCCAGAACCACTTGGGGCGTTTTCAAGCATCAAGGATACGACTGCGCCATCGTGCTGGAGGCGTGGTACGACAAGGTGAGCTACCCAGAGTTACGCAAGCTGGCGCAGGAGGCATACGATGACTGGGAGCCAGACGCAGTGCTGATCGAAAAGAAGGCGTCAGGGCAGAGCCTCCTGCAAGACCTCAGAATGGCAGGGGTGCCAGTGCTGGCGTACAGCCCAGACCGTGATAAGGAAGCTCGCGCACACGCCGCATCTGCCCTTCTGGAAGACGGCAGAATATTCTATCCCAAGCGCAAATGGGCCGAAGATTTGATCTCAATATGTGCCGCCTTCCCAGCGCACCCAAATGATGATATCGTTGACACTTGCACCCAAGCGTGGCTAAGACTGAGAAAAGGCTGGTTCCTTGGTCACACTGAAGACCCTGACGAGGACGATTATCAAGAACCGCAAAGGATAACTTTATATGGCTGATCCAAATGTAATCCCGTTTGCCGAGGGCGCACCCGCAGATGACCTGATGGTCGAGACGCTTCCAGACGGTGACGTGCTGATCGGTGATCCAGAGCTTGACGATATCGAAGAGAGCGACAGCGGCTTCTACGCAAATCTCGCAGAAGAGATCGACGCACGGGAGTTATCGGCCAAGGGCGCGGAGCTTGTGTCGTATTACGAGAACGATGAAGCCGCCAGAGACGAGTGGAAGTCACGCTACAAGGCAGGGTTGCGTACCTTGGACCCAGATGGGGGGCTAGATGAAAGCGAAGACGAGAGGGCCACCCGTGGCCTGTCCATCGTTGTTCACCCCCTGATCGCAGAAGCAGCAACCCAGTTTAACGCCAAGGCCATCGCAGAGCTTTACCCGTCAGGTGGCCCAATCAAGTCGGTCATCATTGGTCAGCCAGACGAGGAAATCGAAGAGCAGGGCCGCAGGGTCAGAGAATTTATGAATTACCAGATCACAGAGGAAATGCCCGAATACTTTCCCGATCTGGATCAAATGCTGTTTCACCTACCGCTGGTCGGCCAGACGTTTAAAAAGGTTTGGTGGGACGTAAACCTCGACAGGCAGTGCAGCCAGTTCGTCAAGGCCGAAGACTTCTGCGTGGCTCCAGATAGCAAAGACCTCTACACATCCCCACGCTACACCCACATCATCAGAATGCCGAAAAACGAATATAATCGCTACGTGGCAAACGGCTACTACCTTCAGACAACCGATGACGGCAGCGAAGATATCGATCCAGCCGACAGCGTAATTGGCGAAATCGAGGGCGTCGATGAATACGACAACAACGATGACGTAATCACACTGCTGGAAATGCACCTCTATGATCTGTTCGACGGCATTGATGGCGAGGAAATGGATGAAGACGATCAGGACGATAACGCTGTCGCCCTGCCCTATTGCATCACAATCGATTACGACAATCAAAAGATCGTGTCGGTCAGGCGCAATTGGCGCGAAGACGATGAGCTAAAGAAACGCCGCGACTGGTTCGTGTCGTACAAGTTCCTGCCGGGACTTGGGTTCTACGGCTTTGGCCTCTATCACATGATTGGCGGTCTGGGCAAAGCGGCGACAGGATCGCTTCGCGCCCTGCTCGACAGTGCCGCATTCGCAAATATGCAGGGCGGGTTCAAGCTGCGTGGCCGTGTGACTGGCGGCGACCTGCAAGTATCCCCCGGTGAATTTGTCGATCTCGACAGTACCGTCGATGACGTGACGAAGGCCATCATGCCGCTGCCGTTTAAGGAGCCGTCAGGTTCGCTGTTTAATCTGCTGGGCTTTATGGTCGATGCGGGACAACGCTTTGCGTCCACAGCCGATCTAAACGTGGGTGACGTAAATCCCAACGCGCCAGTGGGCAGCACCGTGGCCCTGATTGAGCAGGGATCAAAGGCGTTCAGCGCAATTCACAAGCGCCTGCACTACGCGCAGGGCCAAGAATTTAAAATGCTGGCGGCTCTAAACGCAGAAAATCTGCCCGAAGAGTTTACGTTCTCACGGGCTGGCGCAGCCGAAACGATCTATGCCGCTGACTTTGATGAGCGCATTGACATCGTGCCTGTGTCCGATCCCAACATATTTAGCACCGCCCAGCGCATCGCGCAGGCGCAGGCCGTTCTGCAAATGGCGCAGGCCGCACCGCAGCTTCACGATATGTACGAGGCGTACAAGCGGATGTACGAGGCGATCCGCATTCAGAACATCGATGAAATACTGAAAAAACCAGAAGAGGCGGTCCAGATGGACCCCATCGATGAAAACATGTCGGTGATGTATGGCAAGCCAATTCGCGCCTTCATTGAGCAGGACCATGAGGCGCACATCGCAGTGCATATGCAGTTCCTGCAAGACCCGTCACTGGGCAGCAATCCAGCGCACAAGGGAATGCAGCCAATTCTAATGGCCCACATCGCGGAGCATATCGCGCTGCTGTACCGCCTCAGAATGCAGGCAGGCGTGGCAATGGAACTGCCCCCACTGCCAAACTTCAAAGACCCCGACTTCAAGTTTGAGAATGTTGATCCAGAGCAGGATCGCCTCATTAGCCAACGGGCCGCAGAAGTGGTCAGGGCCGCACCCCAAATGAAGCAGATCGAAGCCATCAGGGCGGCGGGTCAGCAGCAACAGGGGCAGGGCGATCCTCTGCAATACGCGCAGCAATTGGCAAAGCTGGAGACCGAAGCCCTCACGGCCAGAACGCAGGCGCAAATTGCAGCCGATCAGGCCAAGGCCAAATCCAACATTGAGATCAAGCAGGCTGAAGCGCGGCAAGATATGCAGATCGAAATGGCAAAGGCGCAGGCCGACTTGCAGGCGAAGG